GTCAGCTCAGTGCTGCGTAGGGTTTCAGTTGGTATCTGAACAACAAATTGGGCCAGATATCTACTGATGGCATTGTGTAAGAAATGCTGAAGAGCCCGTGTAGATCTAACTATGTGTGAGTAATGGAGGTCAGAGGAGGGCCTATTGAACCTCCTAGGTCTTCTTGTCGGTTGCAGCCTCATATAGATAGCCAACCTGTTGCCTAGATCTGACCCTAGAGGAGAACGCAACAAAACCTGGTGATCAGGACCCAATGTCCTCCCAAATTGAGGGAGGAGTAATGCGAGGTGCCTCTCAGACAGAGACATCTCACAAGCGACACTTCGTGCTGACTCCCGTGAGAGGTGTGTATGTCTGCCATAATGGTCAGCGGCAATTAGCATTAGCTTACACAATAAGATCTGGTATGTCGTCTGATTATACGGTGAGGCACGGTGGCTTGATGGCCGTAGTGAGCACCTCAAAGCGACTAATCCATCCAAGATCTCATCAACAGTAAATGCTGAGTTCCGCTTTGATGATTTGATTAGCACAGGCTGTCCATGATCCCCTAGGGACAAAGAGCTATTCCATGCTAGTTCATTGGATCTCTCAAAGAGAATCTTATACAATTTGGATATGGAGCTAGACACTACTTCGCGGTACACCTTTGGGTCGTTTATATCCCCGACTACAGTTGCATCACGAGAGCCAATAGAGACCAGTGTAGCTATGTCGTTCGCAGCTGTGTATGCATCAAGTGTGCCATCTAGTAACAGACCTCTCAGGGAAGGTTGATTCATGAAAGCTGGGAGCTCCTCCTCAAGATCTGACGCTAACTGGAGGAGCTCTGACTTCTTTTCAGCTATTTGATCTGTGGGTGAGCTCTTCAGGTAAAGCCGAGCTACCTCCAGATATGCTACTGTTACTATTTCAGCATTCACTCTCTCATCATCTGTCAAAAAACGCTCATCAAGAATTATCCTGGTTGGAAGTCTCTTCAACTTAAACATCACTCTCTGCGCAAGCCGGTTTGAGATAGTATGCACCACATGACTCCTTATTTCTGCTGATTCAGGGCCCAGAGCAATGATGGATGCTCTCAACTTCATCTCGGTTATTAAATTCATAATCCCTGAGGCTCTTGAATCATCTCTGAGCGAGTCAATCTGGTACTCATCATCAATAAGGCTCCTCACCCCAACAGGCGGCTCAAATAACATCATCTTTATAGTTGCACCTTTAGCAAGCTTAAAAAAGATGCGCTTAACATCAAAACTGGGCTTCCTCCGGAGCTCACCTGTACGATAATGATAGATCCCTGATATCACCTTGGCCATCAGGATATGTGAGGAATAATCAGTAACCTCGTTCCGCCATGATGCTCTGCTGAGTGGCGCTAACTGGTGTATTGTCGTTAAAGCAAACAGAGTCTGTGGCATTCTAACCACAACGGATGGCTTCCCCTTAAGGAGTGCCCTAAGCCTGCTTATTTCTCCTTTCAAGCCTGCTGGAATGTGCGGTGCCTTAGCTCCAAGTGCACTCACAGCAAAGAGAATGTTGTTTAACCCTTCTGGGCATATAGTGATCATACGACCAATCACCTTTACCATGCGATCTGGGAGAGACTGATCTATCCCCTCCACTGTGTCAAAGATAGGTGTCCGATCCGGCAGGCCCGAAGTCATGTTTGGGACGTTAAATACACTATCATCAAGCTTCTTCACTCTCGAAGGGTTGTTCAAGAGCTCCACAACGTTGGTGTCAAGCATTGAAACAAGGAATGCGTTCCTGGGGTCTCGTGATAAAACCATTATGGATTCTGGCCGGAAGCGTATTGGAGCTAAACCGTAGTGCAAAGCTATCGTATTTATCCGACGGATTAGACTTGACAGAGTTGAAGTGTGTCCTCTAGCTGGTGGGATTGAGAGGTTTTGGTACCAGAAGGCTAAGGCAGTGCGGACCCTTCTACTATCCTGAGCCTGTGCTCCTCTCACTTCTGCTCTTCCTATGTAGGTGAACGCCCCTCTTGAGGTAGCCATCTCAAGACTAGACCTGTAGCGCTGGAACTTTGGGCTTGTTTCTATTAACTGGGAAAACAGGCTCACAGGCATATTCTTAAAACTCCTTAAGACCCGTATCAAGCATTTCTTGAGGCTCCTAGTCATCGGGTCCGGAACCTCTCTGAGTCCTGCTTTAGATGCTGCGATTTCTGCTAAACGCGACATGATTGGGGAAGGATCAATACGAGGTATGTTAGCACTATATTGAGACCCTGATAGGATGTCACGCTCTAACGTATCCTTATCTGCCTCATTCTCGATAATGATCTCAATTGCTCTAGCCATATAATCCGAACCTTCTTCCATCATAATGGATGCCTGGTGCAGGAAGGACTCAATACTTGACCGCTCATCAGTTACACTTAGCCCTAGCTGACTGGGGACTCCTAAGCCACCCATTGAACGTGGGATTAGAGCAACCACCATTGCTTGGTCATCGGTCATCCGACTATGCCGACGATTTATTACCATCAAGATGTCCATCATCATATGATAATAGACAAGGTCCACTGGGGCAAGTGCCTCAACCACTGCACCTGCCTGGCCCACTAACGTGTCTATAGAATCCATAAATGGTGTGAAGGCCGATCGTTGCTCTCTCACCCCCATGTTTGAGAGTGATTTTCCCCATGAATCAATGTATCTTCCATCCTTGGCAACTAAGCCCAGATACTCAAATATATTTGTTGCCACCAGTGTTTTGACTAGGTGGAAGACTAGTCCCAAATCAGAATATGTCTTCTGAATGCGTTCGATGATATTTTTCCGCTCTGATCTTGGGAGGTTTTTATTTACTATGAATTCTAGAAGTCCGTCATCAGAGTATGCCATCACTAGGCCTTGTTTCTGGGTGTTCAGAAGTGCTAACTCCATGATAACCACATGTGCTGCTGTCCAGACGAAGTTGAAGAAGCCTTCAAATCCACCCTTCACACCTGCAAATACTCCTTCAAACCCTCGAGTTGAGTGAACAACAACCCCGGCTCGGAACACCACATCCAGTCGAGACAATTCTTCATCACCAGTTAGCTCTGCAAAAAGTTCTCCAATTTCATTTACTAGCTCCATAGGGAACTTTTTACTGAATTCGCTCATGTCAAACGACACAAAGTACAGGTCAAACTCCTCTGACTTGTATGAAGTGGACCGCGCCATTGTCCGGAGTTGTTCTTCTTTCTTCATAAAGCTACTCACTATGCTATTGCCAACCTGTCCATGGAAGAGTGTCCTGCACAACCTCTCAACTGAGCTCACAAACCCTTTCATATCTCGAGTAGCCATATAGAACAGTCGACCAGCCGGCTTGTGAAACTCTCCTTCTTTTGGCTCTGTATTCACTGTATAATACAACTTTTCATCATTCAAGATCTCTTTAGCCATATCTTCGCTAGAAATATCCATATAATGTGCTAATCCCTTCTCACTCATGATTCGCTTCTCTACTTTTCTGTGTTCATGAACTAGGGATCTAAATCTCCTAAAGCCAATATGAGGGTCCAGCTTGCTGCCCTCAGAGAGCGCAGCCAAGACATCATTGCTCTTAGACTGCCTCACTTTAGCGACAGACTCACTAGCTTCACCAGACAGCCATCTAGGATTGTACGAGCTTATCTCCACTTGGGGAGGTTCCGACATATCATTAGCACTGCTCTTATCATTAGTCCTGAGCTTAACATTCTTATATCTCTCGGCCATCTTTAGCTTACTGAACTGGACATCCTCCCATTTAGCCAGGGGAACCTTCTCGAGCTTTCTCAAGTCAGGTGTGGGGGCATTAAGAGCATCATCCAATCCTGGATCTGGCGAGTAAGCATGGACAGGCAATTTATCCTCTACCAAACTAATGAAGATGCGTTTCCTCAAGAGTCCTCTGAATTTTTTCTTAGCTGCCTTCACAGGCCTATTGGGTTCCTTAGCACCATAAGCAGCATCAAAGCAATCCTTCATCGAGATATCAGGAGACAGGATGTATTTGTACACATTGCCCATCTGACTAATCTCAGAGTATGAGTCAGTGAGCCCCGATACAACATCAATGATCTCTTCCCCAAATTCCCTCTTCAGGCCTGATGCAGATCTCAAGGCGTCAAGTCTGACATTGCTGAGAGTCTTTGATGAGTCTGCTCCGATTGCCATTGCATACGTTCTGAGGACCCTAAAACCAGAGCCTACATGCGATTGGTCTCGAAGGCCCAAACGACAAATTAACCTACATATCTCCATATGGGCTGAGGGTTCCCGCAGGGACATATCCTTCATGAGGAGGCACAGATTCCTGAATCTGATCAGGAGGTCTCGGAGTTTCCGGAAGTGCTCTGGTGAGATTACTTCGGACACTGACCCCACGCAAACCACCACAAGACTCCCTAATGAAATAACCTTTAAGTGTTTAGATGATCTCTCCTTGATCTGAAGAAGCCTCTTATGGCTTTCGTACTCTGACCGCCTAGACATATGGTCTCTTGTAGCCTCATCATATAGAACTTGCAGTTCTTCTGAATATCCTCGGAATATCAGGGCCGCCCCGTCAGGTGAGTCATGCTGAGTACCTCCCCCCTCGACTTCCACTGGCGGCAGTACACCTGACACAACACACTGCAGCTTCCGAACCACATTCACATAGCGTGAGACAAGTTTAAGGTGATCATCAGGATAGCCATTGGAAGAAATTACCTCCAACAGAGAGTTGACAATGTTATATACTTTAGCATTTCCTGTCAGCTCGTTGGGAAGTGAAGGCATTTCTCCCTCTGACTGGCGTATTAATGCCTGGAAGCCCCTCACTTGCATTAGTGCAAGCTTATATGGCAAAGGGAGCTGCCGGCCGTACTCCTTATAGAATACCCCATCTCTATGCCTGTGCATGAACCTTGTATCTCTGACTCCTGGCGCCGCACTAATTACTCCTGCAAACTGGCCTATGGCCACTAGATTGTGGAACTGGTCCAGAGACATGTGCCGCAAAGCCCGCCAGGAGGCCGGCAGTCAGTGTGAGACCTTTTATGTATAAACTTATTCCACTGTAGTTGTCTTTGAAAGAATGGTATTGTGTC